AGCTGGTGACGCCTGAGACCTGGGACGCGGTGGCCATCGGCCACGTGGCGGACTCGGTGGGCGTCGAAGCGAGCACGGGCCTCGTGGTGGCCTCCCTCGTGGTGAGCTCCGCGGACGCGCTCGCGCGCGTGGACTCGGGGGAACTCACCGAGATTTCGGCGGGCTACACGTGCGAGGTGGACCCCTCGCCCGGGGTCTACCAGGGCACGCCGTACGAGGCCGTCCAGCGCGGCATTCGTTACAACCACATCGCCCTCGGGCCCGCCGGTTGGGGCCGCGCTGGGAGTGATGTCCGCCTCCGCCTCAACGCCTCCGCGGTCGAAGTCCGGCCGCTCATCACCAAGGATCACCCGATGGCCGACAAGACCCGCAAGGACGGCGAAACGCCTCCTCCCGCAGACCCGAAGGAGCCCGCGATGGACGCGGGCGCGATGCGCCTCCAGGCGATGGAAGCCGCCCTCTCCGACGCGCTCAAAGAGAACGCGAAGCTGAAGGCCGACATGGAAGCCATGAAGGCCGCGCCGCCCACCGAGGAGGAGGTTCCTCCCATGGTGGCCGACAGCATCGCCGCGAAGCGCATCGCGCTCGTGTCGGATGCGCGCGCCGTCCTCGGGCGCGAGTGGAAGGCCGACGGGCTCTCCACCGAGGCCGTTCACAAGGCCGTGGTTACGAAGCGGTTCCCCTCGGTGAAGCTGGACGGCCTCACCTCCGATGCGCTCCGCGGCATGGCCCTCGCCGCCATGACCGCCGCGCGTGAGACGGCGGACACCACCGAGCGCACGGACGCTCTCCGCTCCGCGCACCCCGGCCCCGGTGGCACCACGCGCACGGACGCGGCGGACCTCTCGGACCTGGACCCGCGCGCCGCCCTCGACGCCCTCACCAATACGCGCTTCGAGCGCGAGCACGCGCGCCGCGCCGCGGCGTCGCAGGAGTAAGCCATGGCTTCACCCGGCCCCGTTCAGACCACGATGTCCTCGACCCCCGGCAACGCGCCGGCGGGCACCATCGACAGCTCCACCTACGCCACCGTCAAGAGCCGCATGGCCGCGGCCATCCTCGCGGCCGGGCTCCTCGCGTGCTTCACGTCGGGCGCTTCGACGGCGCGCCACCTCGAAGCCGCCGCCGCGGACGTGGACGCCTTCCTCGCCACGGGCGGCGCCTCGAGCGCCTCCATTCAGACCATCTCGGGCGCGGCCCTCAACGGCGCGACGGGAACGGCCACGCTCCGCCAGGCGCGCACCGTCACGGTCACGCTGTCCTCGAGCGCCGATTGGGACGCCACCACGGCGGTTCTCACCGGCAAGGGCGTCGATGGCCAGACGGTGGTGGAGAACCTCTCCATCCCCAACGGCGGCAACGCCACGCTCACCAGCGTGGGCCTCTACACGTCGGTCACGTCGCTGGTGATCCCCGCGCAGAGCGGCACCGGCGGGACGTTCACCATCGGGACCGGCTCGGAGCTCGGACCCATCGACGCCGCCGCGGCGGGCGTGGTGGCCTTCGAGAACACGCGCGCGAGCGCCGCCTCCTATGCCATCGGCGAGATGGCTCCCGTGGTGAGCCAGGGCCGCGTGTGGGTGGACTCGGAGACCGCCGCCCCCGAGGGCGCGCCCGTGTTCGTTCGCATGGTCGCCGGTGAAGGGGAGAGCCTCGGAGCCGTGCGCCACACCCCCGACAGCACCGACTGCGCGCTTCTGCGCGGCGCTCGCTTCGTGAAGACCATCGCCGCCGCGGGCCGCACGCTCGTGGAGCTCAACCTCCCCTGAGAAGGGCGAGAGGAACCACCACCATGCGCACCCAACGCACCGACGCTGACATCCTGAACCGCTACCTCCGCCGCGACGCCGCGGCCCCCCTCTCGCCCGCGCGCCAGCGCCGGGTGGACCACATCTTCGCGCCGCACGCTACGCGGCTCGTTCAGATGATGGACGCCCGCGGCTCGCGCCTCGACAGCCCGGACGGCGCGCTGGTCCTGGCGCGCCAGCTCGAGGACCTGGACACGGAGGTTTACTTCGCGGAGTACCCCGAGAACGTGGGCCTCCAGATCCTCCCCGTTCGCACCCTGGACGCGGGCTTCGCCTCGCACACGTACCAGAGCCGCGACCGCACGGGTTCGATGGCGCGCGCCAACGCCGTGGGCAACGATTCGCCGCGCCTCGGGCTCGTGGGCGGATACGACACCATCCCCCTCCGCTCGTGGACGGGCCACTACGCCTACTCGGTGGACGACCTCCGCCGCATGGCCCTCGCGGGTGGCTCGCTCGAGGCGGACAACGCCATGGCCGCGCGCGAGCAAGGTGAGGCCGAACACGATTCCATCCTGGCGGTGGGCGACACCTCGCAGGGCATCTACGGGATGTTCAACAACCCCAACGTGGGCGGCGTGTCGCCCGCCGTGGGCTCGTGGGAGCTCGTGGGCACCGACGCCGACGAGATCGTTCAGGACCTCGAGAAGGTCAAGGCGGACCTCATCTCGGGCAACAAGGGCAAGCGCCCCAACGCGCTGATCCTCACGCACACTCAGTACACCCACGCCAGCACCAAGCGCCTGTCGGGCACGGACGTGACGGCCCTCTCGTTCTTCTCGAAGAACAACCCCGACATCACGATCCACCAGTGGCACCGCGGCGAGACCGCCGGCGCCAGCTCGGTGCGGCGCCTGATGATGGGGCGCCTGGACCGCCGCGTCCTCGAAGCGGTGATCCCCATTCGCTGGAACGCCCTCCCCCCCGAGATCCGCGGGCGCGAGTACCGCGTGGAGTGCGAGATCAAATCGGGCGGCGTGCTGTTCCGCTACCCGAACGAGTGGCGTTACTCGGACGGGTGCTGAGATGCTCGCGAAGGTCACCGCTCGCCACAGCATCGACGGCGTAGCGTCCGGCGAAGAGGGGACCTTCCCCGACAACGCCGCGACGCGCGCCATGATCGAAGCGGGCCTCCTCCTCCCGCTCGAGGAGCTCCCCGCGTCGCCTCCCCCGCGAGCGCGCCGCGCGCCGCCGGTGAGCCCGTCGGAGTTCCGTCGCGTGGAGGAGGACTTCAACCGCGCCTGGCGCGAGGTGGTACGCCGCGAGGACCTGGCGCTCGCTCGCGTCCGGGAGCTCGAAGAGGAGAACGCTCGCCTCCGCGCGCGCTGTGGCGCGTGCGAGCTCTGCAACGCCGCGGCGCCCGAGGTTCTCCCCGAGGCGAAGCCCGAGGCCTCGAAGCCCAAGAGCAAGAAGGGCGAGTAGCGCATGGCCACCGCGTTGACCGCTGCCACGCTCAAGGCCCGTCGGGGGGAGTTCGCTCCCACCGCGGACTCTGTCGTGGCCGCGGCCATCGCGGAGGCGGACCGGCGCACCCACGCTTCGCGCTTCGGGGCACGCCGCGACGATGCGGTTGCGCTCCTCGCGTGCCACCTCCTCGCGGCGTCACCCCAGGGCGCGGGCCTCGCGCGCCTCGAAGCCACCGACCCCAACGCGCTGGCCTCGACCCCCTACGGGCGAGACCTCGCCCTCCTCCGCCGTGAGGCGTGCGGTGGCCCTCACGTCGTGGGCGTGCCGCGATGAACACCCTCTCGGTGCGCGACAACGGGGCCCGCGCCATGCTCGCGCGCATCACCGCCGCGCAGCAACCGGCGCGCGTTCGCGTGGGCGTGCTGGACGATGCGGTGAAGGAGGACGACGGGGGCGGCGCGCCCATGAGCCTCCTCGAAGTGGCCGCGGTCCACGAGTTCGGCGCGGGCCACGTGCCTCAACGCAGCTTCATTCGCGCCACGGTGGACCTCCACGAGGAGGAGATCCGACGCCTCCAACAGGGCCTTGGGTTGCAGATCATCCGGGGCGAGATCGATCACACCACCGCCCTCGAGCGCCTGGGCATCAAGGTGGTGGCGTGGGTGCAGAACCGCATTGCGGCGGGCATCGACCCGCCCAACGCGGACAGCACCATCGCGCGCAAGGGCTCTTCGAAGCCGCTCATCAACACGGGCCAGCTTCGTTCAAGCATCACCCACCGCGTCTATCGGGAGGGGTGATGGACTTCGAGACGATCGAACCCGCCCTCCTCCTCCTCGTGGCCTCCGCCACGGGCGTGGAGGCGTCGTGCGTCCTCTTCGAGAACGCGCCGCGCGTGAGGCACAACGGCCAGCTCGCGCTTCTCTCGTGGGTGAGCACGGGCAACGTGGGCGGCGCGACCGATGAGGAGCGGTGGAGCTACACCGCCGACGCGGACCCGCTCCAAGAGATGCGCGTTACGCTCGCGGGCCCGCGCGAGCTCCGCCTCCAGGTCTCCGTGGAGACCCTCGACCAGCGCCCCGGGTACACCGCGCGCGCCCTCGCAGAGCGCGCCCGCGCGCGCTTCGCCGCCCCCTCTGCGCGCGCCGCGCTGGAGGCCGTGGGCCTCGCGTTCGTGCGCGCCACCGAGGTGACCCGCGCGGACTACCGCGTGGACGGCCGGGTGGTGCCGCGCTCGCTCTTCGAAGTGCAGATGAACGGCGCGGCCTCCTTCGAGGACACCGACGCGCGCACCTCCTACATCGCCACGGTGGGGGTGACGGCCACCGTCAAGCGCCCCGATGGCAGCACCGTTTCCCCCTCCTCACTCCAGCCCACGACGGGTGACGCATGAGCCTCGCGGACCTCTTCAACGTGTCGGTCTCCAGCACCTCGCGAACGCCTTCGCGCGCGGGCTTCGGAACCATCCTCTTCCTCTGCTATCACACCGCCTTCTCGGCGCGAGCGCGCTCGTACACGAGCCTCACGGGCATGGTGTCCGACGGGCTCACCAGCACCTCGCCCGCCTATCAGATGGCCAGCGCCGCCTTCTCGCAGAACCCGCGCCCGGTGCGCGTGAAGGTGGGGCGCCGCGCAACCGCCTTCTCGAAGACGCTCCGCCTCACGCCCTCGACGCCGGCGGCGGCGGAGGTGTTCTCGCTCAACGTGAACGGCACCGCGGTGTCCGTCACGGCGGACGGCACGCCCACGGTGGCGGAGGTGTGCACCGCGCTCGCCACGGCGGTGGCCGCGCTTTCGGGCGTGGGCGCGTCGGGCTCCTCGGGCACCCACGTGGACGTAACGGCGGACACGAACGGCGCCCTCATCGGCCTCGACTCGCTCTCCGCCAACCTCACGGTCAAGGACGTGACCGCGGACCCGGGCATCGCGGCCGACTTGAACGCCGTGCTCGCGGCGGACCCGGACTTCTACATGTTGTGCCTCGACTCGAACTCCGCCGCGGAGATCGCCGCCGCCGCCGCGTGGGCGGAGGCCAACGGGAAGCTCCTCGTGGTGCAGAGCAGCGACTCCGCCACGCTGGACGGGAGCTCCACCACCGACGTGTTCGCGGAGCTCAAGGCCGCGGCCTATGGGCGCACGGTGAGCTTCTATCACCCGAGCATCGCGCGCTCCACCTCGTGGATCGCCGCGGCCATGGCGGGCTCGCGCGCGCCCATCACGCCGGGCTCCGATACGTGGGCGTTCAAGACGCTTGCGGGCGTGGCCGTTACGACGCTCACGGACACGCAAGCCGCGGCGCTCGAGGCGAAGAACGCGAACTGGTACCAGGCCCTCGCGGACGTGAACGTCACCTACAACGGCAAGGTCGCCGCGGGCGAATGGGCGGACGTGGTGCGCTTCCTCGACCGCGTCCGCGCGCGCCAGCGTGAAGGCCTCTTCGCGCTGAACCTCTCGGGCCAGAAGACGCCCTTCACGGACGCCGGCGTGTCGAAGGTGCGCGCGTTCCTCTCGGCGGACATCAAAGCGGGCCA